CAAGGCTGTCAAAACCCTAAACGATCAGATTCAGAACGGTTATTCAGTACTCGGAGAAGTGGATCATCCAGATGATCTAAAAATTAACCTGGACCGTGTCAGTCACATGATAACAAATATGTGGATGGACGGCCCTAATGGTTACGGTAAACTGAAAATTTTACCAACCCCAATGGGACAACTGATTCGTACTATGTTAGAGTCAGGAGTTAAATTGGGTGTCAGTTCACGCGGATCCGGAAACGTCAAAGAAGACGGTTCCGGTGAAGTTTCAGATTTTGAGATCATCACAGTAGATATGGTGGCTCAACCTAGTGCTCCTGGAGCATACCCTACACCAATTTATGAACACTTGATGAATAGTCGAGGCGGATTAAATGCCTTGCGCATAGCGCAAGAGGTGAAAGGTGATCCTAAAGCACAGAAATATCTCAAAGAGAGCTTATTGAATATAATAAGCAAACTCCAATAATAAGGAGAATCACATGTTGGATGCGCTAAAAAGTTTATTTGAAAACAACGTGATTTCACAAGAGATCAAAGAGTCTATTGAAGTGGCTTTCGAAAGTCGTGTAAACGAAGCTCGTACACAAGTCGCTCAACAATTACGCGAAGAATTTGCACAAAAATACGAACACGATAAGTCAGCGATGGTTGAAGCAGTAGATCGCATGATCTCTGAACAGCTAGCTGTTGAACTTATTGAGTTTGCCGATGACCGTAAGCAATTAGCTGAGATGAAAGTCAAATATGCTAAGAAAATGAAAGCTGACAGTCAAGTAATGAAGGAATTCGTTACACGTCAACTATCAAATGAAGTTCGTGAACTCCATGAAGATCAAGTTGCAATGGCAAGTAAATTTGGTAAGTTAGAAAATTTCGTAGTTGAAGCTCTTGCTCAAGAAATTACAGAATTTTACAAAGACAAACAAGACCTAGCGGAGACTAAAGTACGTTTAGTTCGCGAAGGTCGTCAAGAAATCAAGAAAGTAAAAGAAGCATTTGTTCAACGTGCAGCCGCAATGGTTGAAGGTGTTGTAACTACAGGACTACGTTCTGAAATTACTTCATTGAAAGAAGACATTGAAGCCGCTCGTCGTCAAGACTTCGGTCGTAAGTTATTTGAAGCGTTTGCTTCTGAATACCAAGCGAGTTACCTAAATGACAAATCGGAAACTGCAAAATTACTCAAAGTCATAGACATGAAAGATTTGGCAATGCAAGAAGCCGCTCAGGCAGTTGTGCAAGCTGAAAAAATAATAGAAAGTAAAGAAGCAGAAGTACGTGCTTTGAAAGAAGCTCAAGAAAGAAAAGCAATCATGAGTGAACTATTGTCGCCACTAAACACGGAACAAAAAGCAATCATGGGTGAACTAATGGAGACTGTGAAAACAGAACGTCTGAACGAAAGTTTTGAAAAGTACTTGCCATCAGTATTGAATGGTAAGGCTCCGCAGAAGAAACAGGCACTAGTAGAGGCTAAAGAAGTAACCGGAAATAAAGTAATTTCCAACACCAACCGTAGCAGTGAGACCGAAAACAACATTGTTGATATTCGCAGACTTGCTGGACTAAAATTTTAAGGAGAAATTTAAATGTCAGAACTACTAAACGGACGTTGGGCAGAAACTAAGGAAGCCCTATTAGAAGGCTTACAAGGCACAAAAAAATCAGTAATGGGTGTAACACTTGAAAATACTCGCAAGTATTTGCTAGAAAGCCCATCAGCTGGTGCCACTTCTGCCGGCAACGTTGCAACATTAAACCGCGTAATTTTACCGGTGATTCGTCGTGTTATGCCAACCGTTATTGCTAACGAGTTAGTTGGTGTACAACCAATGACTGGCCCAGTTGGCCAAATTCACACTCTACGTGTACGCTATGCAGACAATGCAACAGCTGACTCTGTAGTAGCTGGTGAAGAGGCATTGAGCCCATTCAAGATTGCGGCTGCTTATTCTGGTAATGACAGTTCTACTGCCAAAGCCGCTAGCACAGCTACTCTTGAAGGTCAAGCAGGTAAGCGTATGTCTATTCAAATCTTGAAACAGACAGTTGAAGCTAAGACACGTAAATTGTCTGCTCGCTGGACGTTTGAAGCCGCTCAAGACGCACAAGCCCAACAAGGCATTGACGTTGAAGCAGAAATCATGGCCGCTCTTGCACAAGAAATTACAGCTGAAATTGACCAAGAGATCATTGCATCTCTAATCTCTTTAGCTGGTTCAGCTTCACAAACTTACGACCAAGCCGCTGTATCTGGTACAGCTACATTCGTTGGTGACGAGCATGCCGCATTGGCAGTTCAAATCAACCGTGTTGCTAACTTGATTGCTCAGCGTACACGTCGTGGCGCTGGTAACTATGCAGTTGTTAGCCCATTTGCATTGACAATCCTACAATCTGCTACTACCAGCGCATTTGCTCGTACAACAGAAGGTACATTCGAAGCACCTACAAACACCAAGTTTGTTGGTACATTGAACAATGCAATGAAAGTATATGTAAACAGCTATGCACAAGATTCAACAGACGTTCTAATCGGCTACAAAGGCGGTTCAGAGTCTGATGCTCCTGCATTCTATTGCCCATACATTCCATTGATGAGCAGTGGTGTTGTTTTAGACCCATCAACATTCGAACCAGTCGTATCATTCATGACACGTTATGGCTATGTTGAGTTGTCAAACACAGCAAGCTCACTAGGTAATGCCGCTGACTACTTAGGTCGCGTTGCTATTACTAGTGGTAACGTTAAATTCAGTTAATCTGAAATTAAAGTTAGAAGTAATATTAAAAAAGGACCTTCGGGTCCTTTTTTATTCTCGGCTAAATACATAGTAATGATTCACATGGTGTGAATTTTATGCGGAAATCCAACCGCGTACAGCCTAGAACGCTGTTATTTCTTAAGGAGAAACTAAAATGGGACGTCCTCTAAATCACAGATTTTTTGGTGACAACAACCAAAATGCAACAAACAACAACGAACAAACTGGCGGCGAAGGTGTAGCAAGTGTAACAGCACCAGCTGGTACATTAGGTACACTAGTAAATGGTACATACACCATCCCAGCGGCCAGTATCACTGCACCACAAATTGCTGGCGGTAAGAAAGCAGTGTTGAGTGTTGTGGTAACTGCCGCAACAACATATACAGTAACAGTGGTATCCCCAGGTACAGGTTACACAGCGGCTCCAACAATCACATTCAATGGCAGCGTTGCTGGTGGTACAGGCAGTGCTACTCCTGTGGCAACATTGACAACTTCTTCAGTTCCAAATGCATTATCAGTTCAAGCCATTACAAGCGGTTCAACTAATCGTACAAGCGGCAACGATATTATTCGTCAAACCGGTAGCAAGCGTTTCCAAGTTCGTACACAAGACGGTGTAGCAATTTGTAAATTAGTTCAAGCTACTCCAGCGGCAGTCGGCGAAATGGCCATTGTTGCAACTGACAGCGCAAGTGGAACATACTGGGTTAGAAAAATTACTAACCGTACAGTAGTATTGGTACAAAACAGTGGATCACAATTTGCTTCTGGTAAACCAGTCAAGTGGACATTGGGTTCTGCTGTAAACGGCGTATCAGTAACATTAGCCAACGCTTAATTAGGACTGGGGACTTAGGTCCCCTAACTATAAGGATATAGCATGTCAAGAGTACTAAAAGTCAGTCAAAGCAATTATAGATTACAGACCGCAAGCGGCGGAACTATAACATTAGATACCGGCACAGATGTTGGTACTGTAATTGTCACAGGTGACTTGGTAGTACAAGGTGAAACAACAACAGTCAATACAACTAACTTAGCTATTGAAGATAATATTATTGTATTGAATAAAAATCAAACTGGCGCAGGTATCACGCTTGCATCACCAATTAGCGGTAAAGCAGGAGTAGAAATTAGTCGCGGTACTAGACCTGCAGGACAGTTTTTGTTTGACGAAAATGTAAATCATTATGATTTTCCAAATACAACAAATGTAGGCGGAACATTTGTATTAAAAACTAGCGATGGTAAAAAAGCAGGATTACAAGTAGCAACAATAGTAAATGACGGTGCAAGTAATTTAGTTTTTGATATGCAAGCTACTAGCGGAGTACTAAGTGTTGCCAACAGCACAAACTATTATTTACGAGTAACACACGACGATGATATTCCTAACTGGAAAACGGTTACAAACTATGTTGCGGCTAGTAACGGTGTTGCAACGGTTGACCGTATGTATTTTCCTCCAGGAGCGTCATTTGGATCTGAAGATAGTAAGGTACAAGCATTTCAAACTAACATACAATTTTTTGTTGGCCAGCAAATTAGAGCAACAATTAGTCCTGTAGGTGTTAGTGTTAATAACATTAACTTGTTTACGGATACAATTACAAACACTTCGTCAAATAGCTTGGTATTAACTGCAATTAATAATAATGTTAAAATTGATGCTGTTTTAAATTTATCAGACCAAAGTTTGGATCCTGCTGTACCAGCTAACGCAACTAAATTATATTCTAAACCAACAGTGGGCCCAGGAAACTCTGGGCTATTTTTTAAAAATGTAAATATCTCAGACGAACTAGTATCTAGAAGTAGAGCAGTTTTATTGAGCATTTTACTATAAGGAAAGAACATGGCATTGACCTCAACTCCAATAGCTTACGCCGCAAGTTTACCAGCAAGTCCGGTTTATACTAGCAGTGGCAGTAACGCAATTACCAGCATGATTATTTGTAATTTATATGAATTTAATTCGGCTAACCCAACAGCAAATACTGCAAATGTATCGTTGTACGCAGTGCCAGCAGGTGTAACATTAACTGCAAATCATTTAATTGTTAATGCTGTTCCGGTAACAGCAGGCGAAACACTTAGCTTGGATCAAGAAAAATTAGTTTTAGCAAACGGAGATATGTTGTATGCTAAATCGAGTGTAGCAAGTACACTAGTAATGACCATAAGTACGTTGACAGTATAATGAGATTCCTAAGAAGACAAACTATTAACCGTAGAGCAGTGTATGATAATACGCTTTACGTAGACACGAACAACGCAATTGTAATGGGTAGCCAAAACAATTTAACATTGCCAAGCGGCCCAGATGGAACTAGACCATCTGTTCCAGTTAACGGTATGATACGTTATAACACAACGTCATTGGACATTGAAGTATATCAGGGTAGCACTTGGAGAGCGTTACGCTATAGAGAATCTGGCTCAATTACTCAACAAACATTAGGTATTGGAGACGGTGATACATTATATTACGGCCCGTTAAATCCAGCACCTACTGGAAATATACAACGCGGCTACACTTGGTCAGGCGCTAATTTGTTGGTACTAGTTGAAAATGTTTTACAATTGCATACTACTAACTATACAGTTGTACAAAACCCAACTTTTCCTTCCGAAGTTTATGTAGGAAAAACTAGCGTGAGTTCTGCAATTGGCAGCTCAACATTATATTTTAATACAACAGTATCAACATTAACGGCATCTGGAACAGGTACAACAGTTACATTAACGTTCACAACCGCAACTGTTGCACCGTTTGCTATTGGAGAAACAATCATAGTTGCCGGAGTAATTCCTTACACATATAACGGTTCATTTATTGTAACCGGGTCAACTGCTTCTTCGGTATCGTATGCACATACTGCTATTGGCGTTCAGACAACTAGCGGCACAATTGAAGCCGCAAGTACAATTTATCCTGCTGTGAATATCGTAGGAGCAACTTTAACTGGAAGTAGCGCAATTACAGGTAGAACAGTGTTAAGCTATGCTACCGATACAAATACTGGTGCATTAACTAGTGTTGTGTTAAGTGCCGCAACGAGCGGATCAATCATAGCCGCAAATACTGCAATCACTATTACAAAATCAAGCCAAGCAGGAACCGGATATTACCTGTATTTTAGTAGTCCTGTTCCTCCGGGCAAAGCTGTTACTGCACTAATTGGTTTTGACCAATAAGGAGTTAGCATATGGCTCTAACGCTTACAGGTGGTAACTTAAATGGCGGCAAAGAGCTAGGGCGTATTAGCGGTCCTTTATTATCAGCAGACCTACGTCGCAACGGTGTTAATCTTGCATTTGATACTGACAAATTATATTTAAATGTTGTTAACAAGTATGTTGGATTTGGAACTAACACTCCAACTAGAACACTTACTGCACCAGGCAACAGTCGTTTTGCCAGAACTAATCCTGCCTTATCTGATCTAATAGTAACCACGCAAGCTGATATTGGTAATCTTACTTTCAATGACACTGACAAGATACAAAATTTTACCAATAACAATATCACTATCAGCCCAGCGGCTGGGGATCAGTTAATTACTTTCAACGGATTAGGGTCAACTGGCTACTTTGCATTTTTAGACAATTCGTTAACTGGTACAACTAATACTGAAATAAACATAAGCCCAACGGGAAAAACCATTATTGGAAGTACTACAGTTGCTGCCAGTCTTAGTTTTTCAGGCAGTAACTATCTTTCACTAAGTGATGCCCAAACAATTGGCACCCAAGCGTTTACTTTTGAATGTTTCTTTTACAGCACTGGCAACTTTAGCTCGTCAATTCAGACCATACTGGGAGCAAATGCTCCCCTTGGAATGAGCATATTCTTTTTGACTAGCAGTATAATCCAAGTTGATAGGGCCATGCAAGACGCTATCTTATTCACCGTACCTACGATGTCTACAAACACATGGTATCATCTTGCAGTAACACGAGATAGCAGTGGACAGACAGCACTATTTTTAAATGGAACTAAATCTGTTAATAGCTATGTAACAGCTACAAATTATTCAGGAACAACCGGATATATTGGGTGGGTTTATAATACAGCATATAATTTTATTGGACAACTAACACAAATAAAATTAACTGTGGGTTCAAACTATTACGACCCAACTGCGGCCAGTATTTCAGTGCCCACAACAGCTTTGACCGTCAGCGCAAATACAAAGTTATTGTTAATTGTGGCCAACAGTGGAGCATTCCTTACAGATACTAGCGGAACACAAACAGTATCTAATATAGGCGGCGTAGCTTTCAGCACGTCAACTCCTGTTTTGTTACAACAAAATACCAGCGTCTTGGTAAATGGCAATTTACGTTCTACTGGAAATATTACATTTGACGGCAACATTACTTTAGGTAATGATGATACTGACAACATTACTTTTGCCGCAGATGTTAGCAGTAACATTATTCCTGACGCCACTAATACATACAAATTAGGTAGCAGTACAAAAAAATGGAATAATGTTTATTCTGAAAATTTAATTGTTACAGATCTACTTTCAACAACAGCTACCGCAGAAACATGGACACAAAACGGTTTAACAATAACTGGTAATTCTATTAGTGCTGGCATAGGCACATTTAAGATAACTGTTAGTGGCACAGGTAAAGTAAATTTAAATAATAAAATTTATATTAAAAATAATACTATTACTCACAATAATGCTATCGTACCTTTAGAGTTTGGATCTACTGGTATTGGTTATACTAAATTTGGCGGCACACGAGGACTAGTAATTCCAAAAGGCACAACACTACAACGTCCAGCTGCCGCAGAACTTGGGACTATTCGTTATAATAGCGATGTAAATTATATCGAAGTTTATGCCAATGTAAGTAATACTCAGGTAGTAAGTTTGTCAACAAACTCAGTAACAGCAACAGCCGGTGCAACCCAAATACTTACTACTAACACTGTGGGATTTAATGTGGGAGATTTCATATCTTCTACTTCTGATTTACTTGCATTTGCTGGGGGCACAATAATAACAGCAGTAGTAACAAATACATCAGTAACAATTAACACACCCTTATTAGCCACGCTTGCCGCAGGCAGTAATTTAACATCTCAACGCAAATGGATTCCAATTATTGGAACTAGCCCTGTTCTTAGTTCAACTGAGGTTGGTGCTATACAAGACATTTGGGCCCTTATACTGGGTTAAAAACCAAAATATAATAAATACTATTACTGTAAAGACTGACCAAGTTTTTACGATATTCAACAGTGGTAAACCCGCTATGTAAGGTGGTTATCCGTGAAACTCGGTGTACAAGGGAGCGATGATGGCTGTTGGTCGAATATCAGGTCCGCTCTTAAAGGATAATTTACTCCGTAATGGTGTAAACCTGGCCTTTGAGACGAGCCTACTTTACTTAGATGTTAAAAATGGCCGCGTAGGTATTAATAACGCCGCGCCCTTGTACCAACTAGACGTAGTCGGAACAACACAAACAACAAATATTGAAGCTGCCAGTCAGGCAAGTCTTGCATCATTTACATTAACTGGCAACACAATCAGTAGCACCAGTAGCACTATTAACTTTGTACCAAGTGGCGCAAACGGTGTAGTTTATCAAGGTCGTGCAACTATTGGAACACAGTTAGCCATGACAGGCAATGTAATTTCCACAGTTGGTACAAACGTAGATTTAATTATCAACACTACCGGAACTGGGCAAACCAAATTCAACGGCAATGTGCTAGTTAATGGCGACTTACATGCAACCGGTAGCATTACTGCTGATGGTAGTTTAACACTTGGCGATGCTAATACTGATAACATTACATTCGGTGGAGAAATTACTAGTGATATCGTACCAGATGTTAATAATACATATAATCTAGGTAGTAATCCATTAGCCAGCGGAAAACAATGGTTAAACATATATGCCCAAACTGGCAACATTGTAAATGTTAATGCTACAAATTTAAATACCACAACAGCTAGAACTTCTGCATTGGATTTTACTGGCTCAACAATCAGTACCATAAACACCAACACAGATATTAATTTAATATCAACCGGTACTGGCGGAACACAGATTGGTAATGTTAGATTTTCTGATAATAAAATTACCAATTTAGTAGCCGGCGCAATAACTACAATTGAACAAGTAACTCCATCAACTACTTGGACTGGAACAGTTGCTCAAGGAACTGCATTAACATTTAATGGGCTTATTGCTGGCACTACTTTATTTGTATCAACTGCGCCAACTGGAACTATTGTTCCTGGACAATTATTAACAGGACCGGGGGTGCAAGCAGGCACTTATATTGTAAGCAATATCAGTGGTACTGGAACTAGCTCAACTAGCCAATGGACTGTTAATAATAGTCAGGCCGCTGCCTCAACAACCATGACAGCAACCCCGTTAATATTAACAGCCAGCGCAGTAACCGGAAATATTTCTTATAAAATGGTTGTGTCAGGCGGCGTATCGGCAGGAACATATATTACAGGTTTTGGCAACGGCAGTGGTGGCGCGGGAACATATTACGTTACATTAACTTCACCCGTAGCATCGCCAACAGCAATGTCAGGAACACCATTAGGCGGTTATATAAAATTTACAGGAACTAACGGTGTTGTTATTCCAGTAGGCACAGTGGGTGCAAGACCAAGCCAAGCAGAAACTGAACAAGGTATGATTCGCTACAACACAGAATTAAATCTTGTTGAAATGTGGACAGGTAGTGCATGGTTCAGCGTTGCTGGTTCAGCCGCTGGTGTAACTGCCGACGTTGCAACAGATATTGGAATTGCAACTGCATTAATTATTGGATAAAACATGACTACATATTTTAGAACTACCGCACAAACAAACATAGGAACAACACCAGTAGATGTGTTAGTAACTAGTCCTTCAAACATTTATACTGTTATGGGGTTAAACTTAGCCAACACTACGGATTACGATGTGATTGTTGATATCACAGTTACAGATGCTGTGCCTAGAACTGCATTTTATATTAAACAACTAATTATTCCTCCGTATACTAGTGCCAAAGTAGTTACTAACGGAGAAAAAATTGTACTAGCAAACAGTTGTAAATTAACCATAACCAGTGATACCGCCAGCAGTATTGACGCTGTTGCCAGTTATGCTGAGATAGCATAAGGAGATTATTATGTCAGGAAATTATTCATTTGGAAGATCAAAAGAAGAACAAATAGGCGATCAACCAACCTACTTCTACGGTATTAAAAGAAATGATGACGGCGAAATTACACTTACTCGTGTTAACCAGTTGAGTCGATCAGATTCTATTTCAATTAACAATCCGGGTGACATTGATAATAACTACGAAGGTTTTGAAATTGGAACGGATTTCTTTGAAGGCAGAGATGTGTTTCATAATATTGTATATGAAAACTTATTGTATGAGCAATATCGTTGGGACGAACGAAATGTATACTATTATGTTGATCCGGTAAGTGGCCAATTAGTAGCCCGAATAAATACAAAATACACATATCCTAGCGGAATATCATCAACATAATTTAAGAGAGAACTATGGCCGATTTTAAAATAGCAAAAATTAGATATACCTGGAAAGGTACATGGAGCGGAACTACACAATATGTAAGAGACGACATTGTTTATTACGGCGGAAAATCTTATGTTTGTTTTGTAACGCACACTGCATCAACAACATTTCTTGCTGATTTAACGGCAGCTACTCCTCGCTGGGTATTGATGTTTGACGGTGGCTCTTGGAGAGGAGCATGGTCAACTGCTACTTTATACAACCCAGGAGACATAGTAAGATACGGTGGAATTGCCTACAGAGCACTTACAAGTCACACCAGCGCGGCAACAACTGTATTGGGATTGGAAGCTAATCAAGGCGCTTGGACTACTTTGGCCAAAACTGAAGATTGGAAAAATGCATGGACTACTTCAACACAATACAAAGTCAATGACATTGTAAAATACGGAGCACAAGTTTATCGTTGTGTGACTGCTCACACCAGTGCCGCAATACCGGAAGATGGTTTAGAGACTGATCTTAGCAAATGGGAATTGGTTATTCAGCAGGTTGAGTACAAATCCAATTGGACTGGCAGTACTCGATACAAGGTTGGAGATGTAGTAAAATATGGCGGAACTTTGTGGAAGTGCAATACCAGCCACACTTCTTTGTTAAGTGTATTTACTGTGTCTAATTGGGATGTCTATCTAGATGGCTTACAATGGGAGTCATTACCTTGGTCCCCAGTGACAACTTATCAGAAAGGTGATATTATTGGATACGGCGGGTATGTGTATCGAGCATTACAAATACACTCTGCACAACAACCGCAAGCAACAGCCAATGCTTATTGGGGATTAGTAACAGAAAACTACGAATTCCGAGGTTCATGGTCAGCAACTACTGTGGATCCAGTAGGTCCTTTAGATTATAGAGTTGGGGATGTTGTTAGATTAAACGGATACTTGTATTTGGCAATACTAGATAATACAGGTATAGAACCTCCTAATGCAACTTATTGGAAAGTATTAAATCAAGGCAATGCTTGGAGAGGGTTATGGAGATTAACAGATCCTGATCCAGTTACTGTTGGATTAACTGTTCCTGTAAACTTTAAACTTGGTGATCTTGCAACGCAAGGATCTACAACATACGAATGCAAACTAGCCCACACTGCATCAACTCCTCGAGCACCAGTAACTGATGTTGCAGGGTCTGGCACATACTGGAAAATATACATTGAAGGCACAACTACCAATGTATTGGCCAATCAAGGTGATATTGCCTGGTACGATGCTGGAGTTAAAAAACGTTTACCAGTAGGCACTGACGGACAGTTGCTACGTGCAGGCACAAGTGGTGCATTGTCATATAAATCATGGGGCGTTATTCCAAAAGTTTATTATGTTGCACCCACAGGAACAGACAATGAATTGTTGGGTTACGGGGTATCCTTAGACAAACCATTCCAAACAGTCAAATATGCATGTGAACACGTTACTGGACCCGCAACAATTTTTATCAAAACAGGAATTTACAGTGAAGTATTACCAATCACAATTCCTGCGGATGTGGCATTGGTAGGCGATGAATTGCGTAGCACGGTGATACAACCAACCAGCGGATACACTACCAGCAACATGTTCTATGTGCGCAACGGATCTGGTATTCGCAACGTGACATTGCAAGGACTGAGTGGAACATTGGGCTCATTTAATTCGTTCTTGACAAAACGTCCAACCGCAGGTGCATTTATAAGTTTGGATCCAACTGGTATTGCTATTACCGAAGCTAGAATTACAACCAAATCTCCTTACATACAAAACGTCACTGCCATTGGTACCGGGTGTACTGGATTAAAAGTAGACGGTGCAGTGCATGGTGGAGGAAATAGATCCATTGTGGCCAACGACTTCACAATGATTATCAGCGATGGTATTGGCTATTGGATTACCAATCGAGGCAAATCAGAATTGGTTTCTTGTTTTACCTACTACTGTCATATTGGTTATTTGGCAGAAAATGGTGGAAAGATTCGTGCCACCAACGGCAATAACTCATATGGAGACTATGGTGCAGTTAGTGAAGGGTCAAATACAGATGAAATTCCTATTACTGGCACAGTTAATAATCGTAGCCAACAAGCATCAATAGGATATACATTCACAAACGGCTCACAAATAATTGCTTTAGAATATACCAACGCAGGACAAAACTATGACACAGCGGCCGCATACTCATTTGGCGGTTCAGGATCAGGAGCAGTTGTTTCTGCAGCCACAGTTACTAATGGTGGAATTTTTGAAATTCGCTTGCGAGACCCACTCAACGGCGACAGTGCTGGCGGCAGCGGGTTTATATTTTCGCAAAGTTATGCACAAGCTGGATCTACAACTGGAACAATTACCATAGCAGCCGGCGACGGCAACACTCGAGCAAATTATCTTGGCATGAGAGTTGTTGTTATTTCAGGTAAAGGTGCTGGACAATACGGATACATACAGGATTACAATGCAACTACCAAAGTTGCTACAATATACAAAGAAACTGATGGTACGCAAGGGTGGGATCATTTCCTACCAGGCAGCACACTAGTTGTGTTAGACACCACAAGTCAATACAATATTGAACCTAGAGTAGTTATTGCCGCACCCTCCAGCGGTACTCAAGCCATTGCAAGGGTAACTGTATCTGGCGGCCGAATTGGCGGATTTAGAATTATTAATCCTGGATCAGGTTATAATTCAGGCACACCTCCAACAGTGACATTGATATCACCAGGACAATCTGCCGCAACGTATACTGTTCGAGTTGGAAATGGTGTATTGGGACAACCTACATTCAGTAATAGCGGAACAGCATATTTGACAGCAACTGCAACTGTGTCCGGAGTTGGATATGCAGACAGTTTTCAATTTGGTGCATATTTGTATGTTTCTGGTATCTCAGTAGTGCCTACACCTGGAGCAAACATAATAATAGTTGGAGTATCAACAGTGTTTCGATTGGTCACTGTAAGTCAAGTTAGTGGATCAGGTCCGTACAGTTGCAGACTGCAACTGAATCCAACACTTGAACTGAAAGATGCACCAGCACACGGAACCAGTATTCAAATTAGATCTGACTATAGTCAGAACAGATTAACAGGTCACGACTGGTTAGAAATAGGAACTGGTAATTTTTCAACTACCAACTATCCTTATGTGGATACTACTACAGTGCGCACTGGAAATCTTGCAGTGGAAAATGGTGGCGGCAGATGTTTCTATACAGCAACGGATCAAGACGGTAACTATAGAGTGGGTAATTTGTTTAAAGTAGAACAAGCCAGCGGTATTGCCACACTGAACGCCAGCTTCTTTGACCTAAACGGATTAACACAACTTACACTGGGTGGTATTGTGCTAGGAGGAACCAGTGCAACCATTACAGAAATTTCAACAGATGCAACACTACCATTGAATTCAGACAATGTGATTGTAACACAACGAGCGTTGAAATCTTACATCTCATCAAGAATTGGTGGTGGTGGCGCAAGTCTCAATGCCAACACTGTGGTGAGCGGACAAATTTCATTTAATCAAACTACAATTGGAGCCGCAGTTTCAAGTAACATAACAAATACTGATCCTGCAAAATCAATCAACTTTGCCGCTAGAGTTAATTTCACAGGCGGAGTGGACGGTAGTATGATGGCAAGTGCATTTTTTATAGCACAAAGCCGTGCAAGATAATTATTGATAAATAATAATAACGTTAAATTTGGAGTAGAAAATGGCAGAATTTAAATTAGGTAGAATCAGATTTGTATGGAAAAATACTTGGGCTGGCTCAACCGCCTATATCAAAGACGATGTGGTCCGCTACGGCGGAAAAACGTATGTTTGTATTTTAGGACATACTTCTACTTCTAACTTTTATACAGACTTAACAGCAAATTGGAATTTAGCATCCGACGGACAAGTATGGTTAGGTACTTGGGCCGGAACAACAGCTTATAAAATTGGTGACACTGTAAAGTACGGTGGAATCGTGTATGTTTGTAACCTTGGGCACACAAGTCAAGCTACACTTGAAGCAGATTCATCTAAATGGGATACTTTTGCATCTGCGTTTGATTGGAAAGATGCATGGGCTATTAGCACAGCATATAAAATTGGCGACATTGTAAAATATGGAGCAACAATTTACAGATGTAAACTAGGACACACTAGTGCAGGAACACTGGCATCAGGTCTTGAAAATGATCAAAGCAAGTGGGATGTACTTAATCAAAGTTTTGATTATAAAGGTACATTTGCAACTTCAACTAGATATAAAAACAACGATGTTGTGAAATGGGGTGCTGGTCTTTGGATTTGCACAGCATATTACACATCTGCTTCAACTTTTGACGATACTAAATGGAGCCAATTTGTTGAAGGTTTAGAATTTGAAGATACATGGAGTTCTTCGACTGCATATCAAGCAGGTGATATTGTCACATACGGCGGCTATACATACGCGGCCATACAAAATCATTCAAATCAAACACCATCAACTGCAACTGCATATTGGTCTTTGTTTAGCACAGGATTTTTATTCAGCGGCGATTGGACAACATCAACTGCATATAAAGTTGGTAACGTTGTACGATTAGGCGGATACACTTATCTAGCTACAGCTGACCACACAGCAGGAGCAGGAAATAAGCCAGCTAATACAAGTTTCTGGCAACAACTTAACCCAGGTTTTAAGTGGTTAGGTACTTGGACTACATCTACAGGTTATATTTTAGGCGATACTATCAAGTATAACAACAATTCGTATGTTTGTATACTGCCACATACTGCGGCTACTGGCAACCGACCAGATAATGATGTATCATCTACTTACTGGAATTTATTAACTGGCGGTGTCGAAACTGCGGTAATGACCACACAGGGTGATATTACATACTACGGTGGTAGCGGTCCTGCAAGATTGCCTATTGGTACTGACGGACAAGTGTTGCGTGTAACTGGTAGTAACCTTACTTGGGATACTTTTGGCGACATCAACAACGTTTATTATGTTGCTCCTACAGGCACTGATGCGGCTGGATACGGCGGAACATTGGACAAACCATTCTTAACAATCAAATATGCTTGTCAAGTTGCGGCTACTGGTACAGCATACACAAATGCCAATATACTAATTGGAAACAACATCAATTGGATACCGCGTGAAGTAGCTCAATATCAAGTTTATGCCAAAGCCAATAGTCTTGATGGATATACACCAGCTTCAGTATTTGACGCGGCAAAATCTTTTAGAGATTCTCAATTTGTTATTGACGCTATTCGCCAAGACATGACACGTAACAGCAATCAACAAACTGTTATTGCCGCATTGTCATATTTCAGCGGCCCGACAACTTTTTACAATGCCTCAACAGCCGCGGCAATGCCTTACATTATCACAGCTTTGAACAAAACTAGAGATTTGATGATTGCCGCAGTGACAAGAACTGCTCCAGCTAACAATTATCAAACTTTGACCAGTTTTACTCCGGCAGTTACATTTTCAAGTTCAGGATCTGCGGCCGAAGCCAATGCATCAGCTACTATCACTAATTTGATGGCTATTATAACAAATGCATTGACAGCACAAAGCACAGCTGGAATTCCAACACCAACTACTGGTGCATTTACATCTATCTTTATTAAGACAGGTACATACAGCGAAGTTCTTCCAATCAGCGTTCCAGAAAATACTGCATTGATTGGAGACGAATTACGTGGAACTGTGGTACAACCAGCAAGTGGATACACTACCAGCAACATGTTCTATGTGCGCAACGGATCTGGTATTCGTAACATGACACTACAAGGACTAAGCGGAACACTTGGTGCCGCAAATGCCTACGGAACTCAGCGTCCAACAGCAGGTGCCTATGTGAGTTTAGATCCAGGAACGGGTGTTGATGATGCAAGCGTTTGGATTTTCCGTCGAAGCCCTTACATACAAAACGTCAGTACATTTGGTACTGGCTGTACTGGTATGAAAATTGATGGTTCGTTACATAATGGCGGAAATAAATCCATTGTGGCCAACGACTTTACACAAATTCTCAGCGACGGTATTGGTTACTGGGTTACTAACTTAGGAAAATCTGAGTTGGTATCAGTGTTTACATACTATTGCCATATTGGTTATTTGGCAGAAAACGGTGGTAAAATTCGTGCTACCAACGGCAACAACTCATATGGTAAATTTGGTTCAGTGTCCGAAGGTGTTGACTCTAACGAAACTCCTATCACAGCCACAGTAAACAACAGAGCACTGCAAGCCATTGTTGGAAATACATTTACTAGCGGCAACACTATTCTTAGATTGGAATATACCAATGCTGGTAATTCATATGCCAATACAGGAACAGCTTACACATTTAATAGCCCAAGCGGTATTAATGCCAATGCAATTGGTGACGAAGTGCGTGATAACGCTGTATTTGAAAATAGAATGTTGACCAGTGGTGCAGGATATGTTAATTCTGTTAACGTTGCTCAATCAGGAACAGCAACTGGGGTCACTATTGCGGCCGCAGATACAGCAGTCAGCGGTGCATATCTTGGTATGAGAATTATCATCATCAGTGGAGTAGGTGTGGGACAAACTGCATACTTTACTTCTTATAGCGCAGGAACAAAAACTGGTATTATTGCAAAAGAATCATTTGCCACAGTTACAGCATCAGCAGTAACAGCAACTGGCGCATTGATTACTGTTCCAAGTACTGTGACCTTTTATGTTGGAATGCCAATCACATTTACTGGAACAACTATTGGTGGATTTGCATTGTCAACTGTTTACTATGTTGCCAATATAGATGCCGTAAACAACACCATTGGCATTGCTTCTATAAGTGGTGGCCCAGTAATTAGTTCTGGTTTGAGCAATCAAACTGCCAGTACCATGATTATACATGCCGCAGGCTGGGACCATGTTGTTCCTGGAACTGCGATTGTGGCAGGTTTAGATTCAACAACAACTTACAGTATTGAACCAAGAGTACAATTTACAGCTGGCTCATTTGCAACAACAGCAAGAACTCTACCAAGCACTGTTAAGTGGATTTCAACATCGTATGCTTCTGGTAATGGTCGATTTGTTGCAATTGCCAACGGTTCAACTGTGTCAGCAACATCTATTGACGGATTTAACTGGATTTCAGGAGGTGCTCTTTCTGGCAGCACAAACTGGGTAAGTTTGGCTTCTGGAACAATTAGTACAGTAACTTATCATGTGGCCATTGCAGGTGGCGCTGGTAGTACAGTTTCTGCATACACTACAACTGGTGGAGATTCTTGGTCATCAATGAGCAGTTTGCCAGCCGGCAACTGGACCAGCGTGGCATTTGGTAACGGACGATTTGTTGCTGTATCAAATGGCACTGTGAGTGCATTTAGCACAACTGGCACAGGATGGACAAACGGCGGCGGTATGGTTTCTGCCAATTACATATCAGTAGCATACGGCAGCGGCCCTGCTAAGTTTGTGGCCATTGCTGGCGGTAGCATTGGTACTTCACAAACTACTGCATATTCAGCTGATGGTGTGTCATGGACAGCAGGTACATTGCCAGCGTTGGCATACTGGACTAGCATTACATATGGTAACGGACGATTTGTAGCAGTGGCACAAGGTAGTACAGCAACAGCTTATTCTCTTGATGGTATTACTTGGACTACACCAGCAACATTGTTGCCGCAAGTGTCTGCGTGGAGCAACATCAAATACGGTCAAGGAACTTTCTTAGCAACAGCTGGAAAATTAACACCAACATTTACTGGTACAACTCCAGGTAGCAATTTGGTAAGTTTGAGTAGTACTGCTGGTTTGGCAACAGGCCAATCAATTGTACCATCGGTAGCCACAGTGACAACTACAACAACAAATGCAAACCGTGCATTGACATCATTAAGTGGTACATCTCGTATTGACTCCAACGGAATATTAAGCCCAGGTTTAATTAATTCAGGTAATGCTCTTGCAGTGGGTATGGTACTATCTGGTACAGGAATTACAACTGCTCAAAATATTACAATTACAGCAATGAGCGGAAATTCTACAGTAGTAACAGTGACTTATGCCACACAAAAAACTATTCCGTTTGTTACAGGACAAACTATTAGAATAGTAGGTGCTATTCCTACTGGTTATAATGGATCATGGACTGTTACTGGAACACCAACAACAAGTCAAGTACAATTTAACAGCAGTTTAACAACTACAGTTACTACATTTGGATTTGTTCAAAGTACTCCTACTTGGATCACTGGAACTACTGCGTTTACATCAACTGCAAGCAGTGTGTCAGGAACAACATTAACAGTGGGCGGAACAGTAACTGGTACTGTGGCACTTGGACAAGCTCTAAGCGGTAATAGTTATACTTCAAACTTCCAACAAATTATTGGAACAGTATTATCAATCCCAGGAGCAACAGTAGGAACTCCAACAAACGGTATGTATATTGGTGGCCCTAGCATTACAACTGGTACAACTATCACAGCAGCCGCTACTGCCAGCTGGTTTGCTGGTGTGGCCAAAGGAACTGATGTTACATTTACTGGTAGTATTAGCGGTAACGTACTAACAGTAACAAGCGCACCAAGCGGAGCTGGCTTAAACATTGGTATGATATTGAGCATCAGCACACTTGATCCTACTAGAAACAATGTCCTTGGCGGAAACTATATCACTGGAAACTTGACAGGTACCAGCACAAGCGCATCAAGTACATGGACTGTAAATATTCCACAAACATTAGCCAGCACTGCAAACATAGTTGCAACTCCAGTAGTTATGACAGTTAGTGCAGTAGGCGTAGGTTCTGTTGTGCCAGGCGCAGTGCTAAGTGGTCCTGCGGCAATTCCTCAAGCACAATCTCTCAACATCACCAGCATTGTAACAGACGGACTTGAAGTTAGGGTAAACTATGCTTCAACCGGTACAGCGGCATTTGCTGTTGGACAGCGTATTGACATTGCAGGTACAAGCGTTAGTGCATATAACACATCATGGGTTGTTTCAGCATGTACTGCAACTTTTGTACGATTCTATAGTGCATTAACAACCGATCTTGGAACTGGCGGAACTATTACCAGCTCGGCAGCATTTGTAACTGCACAAGTAACCAGCAGTGTAGCCGCAGTTGCTAGCCCAACGTTGACTGCAACAGGTGGTTTTGGTGTAGCCGGATTTAATCAGTTTGTTGTGAGCAGTGCTACAAGTATTGCCAACGGACAATTAGTTACTGGAACTGGAATTCCAACTAATACCTATGTGACCAGCATAGCCAGCACAACTGTTACACTGTCAAATAACTTTATTGCTGACGGTTCTGGAACATATAACTTCTACGCACCAGGTGCCGCAGGTACTTATTATATTACTCCAGCAACAACAGCAGCCGTCGCAGGCGGTACTTCATTCAGCGGATTAAGTTATACCCTAAGCAACAGTCACAACATCACTCAAACTAACACCATTTTTGGTAATAGTTTAACAGGTTATATTACTGCATTTGTGGGTGGATCAGGAGGCGCAGGAACTTATACTGTCAGCACTAGCTTTGCACCAACAGGTACCCTTGCAATTAGTGGTGTAAATTATCAAACCAATACAGCATTGGCAGTTGCGGCAACAGCAATGACGGCTACTAATAATACTATTAACGTAGCAAGTTCTACAGGGTTAACAGTTGGCCAAAATATTACATTCAGCGGCGGAGCAGCCGTACGTACTCCAGCTATTCAACAAACTGCTAGTAGCGGTAATTTAATTACACTAAGTAGCGGTACTGGTGTTGTACAAGGTAACGTAATTGTTCCAACTGCAACAATAGTGAATACAACAGCAACTCAAACAGCTAGCGGTTCAAACCAAGTATTGCTTGCAAGCGCAACCGGTATTACTGCGGGCTCTAGCTTGATTTTTACGGCAGTTTCACAAAGTACAACCGCTACAGCTACTACTAATGCAACTGTTTCTTTAACTGCAAGTAGCATAGATACACTAGGTGTTTTGACAGTTGGTTCAGGAACTCCTGTTGTTGGTATGGTGTTGACTGGTACCGGTGTTCAAACAGCACAGAGTATTCCAGTAACAGTATCATCGGGTTCTGGATCAGTTGTGACACTAACTTATGCAACACAAGGTGCTACTCCGTTTATTGTTGGTCAAACTATCACAGTGCGTGGTATGACTCCAACAGCATACAACGGCACATGGACCGTGGCCACAGCTTCGACCACACAAGTAACATTTAACAGTAGTGCAACTGGTGCATTGACCACAACTGGTACAATTATCAGTGAGCCATGCTATGTTGTAAACAACATTACTGGTTCATTATGGCAGACCAGCTTGTCTGCAACTGTTGCAGTTGCATCAACAACTATCACAGGTACAAACAACATCATTACAGTTGCAAGTACAACTGGCATAACAGTTGGTGCACCAGTACAGTTTGCTGGTACAGTGGCTGGTAACATTGTTGCTGGTACAACTTATTATATTACACAAGTAGTCAACGCAACTACTATTGCAATCAGTTCTACATTTAAAGCCGCAAACTTTGCGCTTACTACAACAACAGCTCAATCGTTTACATTAAACGTAAGTGCAAGTTTTGGTAACTTGCAGCCAGGCGATGTTGCCAACGCAGTTTACTATGTTACAGCAGTTACTGGTAACTATGTAAAACTCAGTGTGAATCCAACACTAACTCCAGAATATCCGTTGGTAAATGCCAACGGAGCATGGACAGTTAGAGCTGGTGATATACTGGGTGGTGCAACTACTACTATTCTTGAAACTGCATCAGGCGGTAACTGGGCACGTTTAAGCAACAGCGTGAGTGCAACAGTTGGGCAAGTTATTACACCAGTAACTGACTCTGTATCAGCAACAGTTGGTAGTACATTAGGTGCTCAAACAACCAGCATGACTACCAGTACAATATCAACAGCTGGTGTGTTAACAGTGTCAGCTGGTAGTCCGTTCCCAGGCATGATATTAACTGGTACAAACATACCAATTGCACAGAATTATGCAGTTACGGCCACAAGCGGTAACGGAACAACAGCTACAATTACATTTAGCAGTGCTACAGCTCCAATTGTTGGACAGTTAATTACTATTCAAGGTGTAACTCCTGTTGGATACAACGGAACTTTTGTGGTTACTGGATCTAGTGCAACTACTGTTCAGTATTCTAACACTACTACAGGTAGTATGATTACTTCAGGTAGCGTTATCAGCAAGCCAACTTACATTGTTTCTAACATCAACGGTATTACTGGTGCAGGTGGAACATATCAAGTTAACTACACCACTGGACCAAACGTAACTAGTACAACTATTACTGGTACTGGTAACTTGATGGCAGTATCTAGTGTACGTCACATACAAGACGGTGAACAGTTTACTACTCCAGCAAGCGGAACATTTGGTGGTTTGAGCAACAGCACAACTTACTATGTGATTGCAACTGTTCCAAGCACTAATCAAATTGCTATCAGTACAACATACTTTGGAAATGCGCAGGCATTTACCAGCGGTACAACAGTTGGTAGCTTTGTTGGATCCTTTGCCGCAGGCTTTGGAGGACTAATATCAGGTACTCCTTACTATGTTGCGGCTGTAAGTGCAAGCGGAAACTATGTACGTTTAAGTACAAGTGCAACATTAAGCCCAATTGCTACACTGACAAACGGTAACGATGCATGGACTACTGGTATTGATGACAAGTTTGGTTTAGTAAGTGGCCGCCCATATTATGTGGCCAGCGTGGCAACTAACAATATTACAGTTAGTTCTTCACCAACACTAACCCCAGTTATTACACTACAAAATGGAGGATCATCAGGTAACGCTCAGTGGACTACTTCAGTTAGCGATACAAGCACAGGCGGATTGCCAACATCATTTGGTTCAACTTTCAACTACTATATTACTGGTATTCTTAGTGCTACAAATCAGTTGATTATTAGTACAAGTTATCTTGGTGATAGTATTACTGTTGTTAACGGCACCGGCGGCACTATAGCAACAAGTGCTGGTTCATACTTGGGTGGTTTAACATCAGGTACAACTTACTATATTGCCACAGTTGACCCTGTTAACAACCAAGTTACATTAAGCACCAGCGCAACACTGACTCCAATTGTTCAAATTGCCAATTTGAGTCTTAGTGCATGGACCAGTGTGTCTGGCGCGGGCGCTGCCGCAAGCAGTCCGGATGGTATTAACTGGACTACTCGTGCGTTGACTAACGATTCATGGGCCGCACTAGAGTTTGGTAACACAAAAACCAGCTTTACTGGTAGCATTACCAGCACAACACTAACAGTGACCAGTGCTCCAACTGGATCTGGCATTGTGGTTGGACAAACATTGAATGGTATTGGAATCAGTGCTGGCACTAGAGTAGTGGCTAATTTGACAGGTACTGCAACCAGTTCCAGCAGTACATGGACTGTGAGCAATAACTATACCAGCACCACTGGATCTATAACGATAAACGCGGCATTGCCAACTTGGGTTGTTATTGCTGGCGGTGCAGTAACCAGCGCCAATGCAGTTTCAATTCCTAACTTTACAACAGCACAAGCTCGTGTGGTTATTGCTTCGGGACAAATTGCTAGTTTCAGACTAATAGAACCTGGAAGTGGATATGCAACTGCACCATCGGTGACCATTACTGATCCAAATGCAACCAGTGCCGCAACCTTTACAGTGCGTACAGGCATTGGTGCATTGGGTAATCCATCGTTTACCAACAGAGGAACTGGATATACCACAGCAACTACCAACGTTTCTGGCGCAGGATTTGCTGATATATTCCAAACAACTCAATACATAAATGTCAGCGGAATGACGTCAGTTCCAACTCCAGGTGCAAACGTACAATTTGCTGGAAACGCAACTTATTACAAATTGGTCAGCATAAGCAGTTTGAGTGGTAGTACTGGTAATTACAGTGCGGCCCTACAACTCAGCCCAAGCATGAGCATTAGTCTTAGCCCCGTACACGGTGTTGCTATTACCATGCGAATATTGTATAGCCAATGTCGTTTAACTGGACACGATTTCTTGAGTATTGGAACCGGTAATTTTGCCACAACCAACTACCCAGGTATACCAACCCAGGCAGCAGATCCAGCCAACGAAACTGTTGAAAATAACGGTGGTCGTGTGTTCTACACCAGTACTGACCAAGATGGTAACTTTAACGTGGGTGATTTGTTCACAGTTCAACAGTCAACTGGTATTGCCACATTGAATGCCAATGCGTTTAACTTGAGCGGATTACAAACACTGACATTGGGTGCCGTTACACTGGGTAGCTCAAATACCAGTATTACCAGTTTCTCAACAGACGGTACATTTACTGCAAATAGTGACAATATTGTACCAACACAGCGAGCAATTAGAACATTTATTGCTAGCCAAATTGGTGGTGGCGGATCTACAGTAAACGTAAATACGTTGGTAGCTGGTAATTTACAAATTACCGGAAATGTGATAAGTAATACAACAGGCGCGGCGATAAATATAAAGAATAGAGCAAACTTTACACAGGGAGTAGATGGTAGTCCCTTAGCACTAAACTACTTCTTACTAAGATAATTGGAGATAAAACATGGCAACAGGAAGATTAGGAATCGCTGATTTAGCGGCAACAACATACACAAATTTGTACATTTGCCCTGCAACAACATTTGCAGTGGTTAACGTGTCATTGTGTAATAGAAATGCAACATCAGTTACAGTGCGAGTTGCACTGACAACCACTTCAGCATCAGGCAACACTGCTCCTGCTGATAATGCATTTTTAGAATATGACGTTACTATTCCAGCAAACTCCGTACTTGAACGCACTGGTATAGTGGTTGATTCAACTAACAAATACATCACAGTACGTGCAAGCGCAACTGGTGTCAGTGCTGTAGCATACGGCATTGAAACCAGTACAACATAAGGAGTAACGGTAATGGGTCGTTTTGTACAAGTTAACGTAACAACACAAAATCTTGCCAAAGTAGCTCCAAAGGTTCCTCTTGCCAAAACCTACTACAACGGTAAAGAGTGTTGGCAATACAAAGTAGTATATGATCGTCCAGGCACTTACACATTCACAGTTCCTTCCAATGCTATTTGCGCTAGAACTGTGATTGTGGGCGGCGGCGGCAAACCGGTTTGTACAAACGGAAATTGTTGCGGATTTGCTGGCGCTGGCGGTGGATACAGTGATAAATGCCATGCTATTACTCCAGGTGCCACAACATTCACTATTGTGGTAGGACGTCAAAGTCAAGATTCATCAGTTGCATGTAACAGCGTGGGCGTTCACACTGCTGGCGGCGCAGCCGCATGTACTGAAGGCACAGCATCAGGCGGTAACTTCAACAGCACAGGTGGTTGCGCTGGATACAACTGTAATTTTTGTAACGGATCATACAGTCACCATTGCGGTGCTTGCATTTATTTGAACTGCACCAACTGTTGCGGATATTGCGTGATATTTGGTTATACTGATACTGATCACGGTGATAACCGCGCAGGCTGTTGCGTTGCGGCATATGCTGGCGGCGGATCAGCTGGTAGCCCGCGCCACTGCAAAGGTGGTTGCGGTATGATTATTTGTAATTCAGGCACTGTTACCCACGGCGGAACAGCCGGTGGTGGCGGTGGTGTAGGCGGTGGCTTTCCGGGCGGCAGTCCATCACCAGTTTGGCAATTTACCTGCTGTAACTGTGTGTGTCCAAACTTTGACGGCAACGTGGGTGGTGGATGTCAATACTGGCAAATTTGTAACCCTGGTGGTGCTGGCGGCGGCGGCGGTAGTCATACTCCGCCGCCTATGCAATGTCGTAGTTGGGAAGGTGTATGTCAAGCGCACACATGGCAAGGTGGATGTGGTGGATTAGGCGGTGATAACACAGCGGCTGCTGAAGCATTACCGGCCAAGTGGAATATGTATATGCGTTGTCGTTACAACGAATCATATGGCGTAAGTTGCCCGCATTGGAAAATTGACTTTAATCCCAAACGTTTTGATCCATGCTATTATCCATGGTGGGATATTTGCAATATCAGTGGTGCAGGAGCTCCAGGCCATGTCAACGAATCAAACTATTTCTGGTGCTGTATGCCAAGTCAGCTGAGTGGATTCTGGGGTCGTCCAGCAAATTCAGGTGAAGGCGCTGGCACAGGCGGCACATTCATGAGATGTTGTAACTTGGATCAAGCGGGTGATGCTTATCCGGTAAATGACGGTAGTCCAGCTTGTTCAGTAAATTGGATATTGTTGTGCTGTCTTGGCGCACTAGCTGATCCCTACAGATGCGATGCGGCTTATGCACTAAAAGATAAATTATTCAGCGGATTTGTAAGTTGTGCAGGAACACTGGGCGGATCTGGTGGTACTGGCATGTGTAATTATACTAGTAAAGCAGGTTTTGGTGGCGGAGGCGGACATGCCAAATGTCACTTTGTTTGTGTATGTTGGGGCGGAGCTTATGACTGCTGTAATCAGGTAGCTAGCACACCGTTGGCATTTCCACCGTGCATCTTGGATAATTTATTAAGCAATGCTGGTTCGGGCATGGCTATTGTTTACTATAAGGAAGCATAAGAAATGGGACGTTATATAAGCACGGGACAAACACAAGCAACTGCTTGCACGAGCTTTGCTCCTACCACATGTTATCAAGTTACCAATCATAAGTATTCGTATGATTCTAATGAATGTTGGCAAAATCGACTGATGTTGGACAAGCCAGGCAGTTATACGTTTGTTGTACCAACAACTACTACTGGTAGCTCAACTGCCTGTATTAGAGCCATTGCAGTTGGCGGCGGCGGCAAAGCATGTTGTAGTGATTTTTACTGTAATTTTGCAGGTTCAGGCGGCGGCTATGCTGAGTCAGTTCACACTGTAACAGCTGGTTGTGTTATGACCATTGTGGTGGGACGTCAAAGTCAAGATACCACCATTGGCTACACTTGTCAAGGTGGCGTTGCTCAAACATTAACAGGCGGCGGCGCGGTAACTAGAGTTCCAGGTGCTGGTTCTGGTGGCAACATCATGAACAGTCGTGGCGGATGCGGAGGTTGGGGACGTAACTATCAAGAAGTTAACGGAACATGCCCAAGTACTTGTATCTGTATATACCCAACTACTTGTTGCGGATATTGTGTGGTGTATGGTTGTAACTGTATAAGTTTTAACGGTGATGCTTATTGTGTATCGTATTTCCCAGGCGGCGGATCAGCAGGTAGCTTTATGTACCCATGCGGAGGATGCGGCGGAACAGTTTGTAGCAAACAATCAACATATGGTGGATCCGAAGGCGGCTCAATGGCCGGCGGCGGTGGCGGAATAGGTTACTTTAATAAATGTTGCACACTATCTTCACGCTGTTTCTGTATTTGCCGTATGTATGGTAACAGCCAGCAACCAGGTGTGTGCAGTATAACCATTGCTGGCGGCGGTGGCGGAAGTCGTTTTGTACCAAAAATGTCTAGCTGTGAACAAACACTATGGACAGGTTTATGCGAAGGCGGCCTTTGGAGAACTGGCGCTGGCGGCCGTGGCGGATGTGATAATCACGAAGGAATCCCAGATACTATGTACTGGTCATGCCACTTGTGCATGTGTACTGGACGTAGTGAACATGATGTTTGTTGTGGAGTAGCACCTAAAAAATGGCCTTGGCACGATGTATATTCAATATCAGGTTCAGGAGCGTCCGGCAAAGGTTTAGGTTACTGTCGTAGCGATCTTGACCAAGGCCAGTACTGGGTAACTGGTTGCTCATGGGGCGGCCGCCCAGAAGATTCGGGCGAAGGCGCTGGTACAGGTGGCGCAGTATATCCTAACTTGTGTGATCCTGTCAACGTGGGTTGGCCATGTACCCCAGGCTGGTTCTTGGATTGGCAAGCAGTGTGCCAAATGGGCTTGCAAGGCAGTGCTACTAATGCATACGATCAGCCAAAGAACTTAGCTCCTGGAATTATCAGCCAAGCTGGTATATTTGGCGGATCAGGCGGCATTGGTGTTCACGGATTTGCAAGCAAAGCAGGCGCTGGTGGCGGCGCTGGCGTATTTAAATGCTATATTTTATGTATCTGTTATGGCGGATCATATGACTGCTGTAATGGCGTGGCAAGCACACCACTGGCATTTCCACCATGCATATTAGACAACATCGTTAGTAACGCAGGTTCAGGCGTTGCAATAATTTATTGGAAAGATTAAGGAGATTTAAATGACACAATGGGCAAAAATGGTTGATAGCGATGGAGACGGTAATTTTGAAATTTACCAACTTCATGACGAAGATCCAAGCGGATTATGGCACCCAGATGCACTGGAATTTTGGAGGGAAGTGCCCGACGAACATGCGGCAATTGGCAATGTTTTTGAAGAAAGCACACAAACATGGTATACTGGCGCCGCCTGGGGTTTGAAGAAAACAGCTGAAGCACCTAAACCAGATGTTGCACCTAAACCAATTGCTATTCCACTTGGCGCAGTGCTGGAATTAGAAATTACTAATGCAGGTTCTAATTACGAAACTCCTCCAGTTAGAAATCAATATGATATTGAAGATGGCAAACGTTTGGTAGCAACTGTAACATATGATCCACTAACTGAAAAAGCAGTTAGTGTTGAAATTAATGAGGCAGGCGAAGGCTACAAAGTCGGACAAACATTTATTATTAATGTGGGATTTGGTAGAGATTGGGATCGTAAAAATCCTGATTATACCACTGTACGTATCAAGCGTGTTAATACCGATGCAGAAGCTACTAAACCAGCTGATGTAGCTGTAAGTAACTCACCCGGCGCACCAGCACCGTAATCAGTATTACCTCAACAATTAACCTCACTGTGCTATATAACGTACAGTGAGGTTTTTTAATGAGTGAGCAAATTGAGTTTTTTCCAATAATAGCAGGAATTGAAAAAATAGAACCAATAGTAGTGGCTTCAAACCCTGCACGTCCACTGCCTTTTGAAAAAGAAAGCCATTCCATGATGAGCTGTCCAGGAATTAGGGATTTAATTTCCACAGGCTACGTAATAAATTTATGGCAAGACATACTGATAACAGTTGGGCCTGATCACAGTGTCAATGCATCAGGTAGCGGCACTATGACAGACCACGACGGCAACCCGTTCCAAGATATACAATTCCACGATGAGCGGACTTTTGCAGGTTATTCATTTGGGCCAGAATATTTCAATTTTTCTATGAAATTACGATGTCCGTGGTATGTAAGAACTAAAAAAGACACTTCTATACTGTGCCTACCAGTATTTTATAACGAGTCTCCTCATTTTACAGTGGCATCTGGAATTATTGATAGTGGCAAGTATCCTATGATTCTTGTACAAATAATTTTAAGAAAATTCGAAGGCGAATTATTGCTGAAAAAAGGCACTCCATTGATGCAGTTAGTTGCTGTAAAAAAACAGCCTGAAATAAAAATGTATGATTCAGACAGCCCAATTAAAAAATCAGTTGGTGTATTAAGAAATTGGATTGCAAGTAAAATGCACACTGCAACGCAATATAGGAACATGGATAAACTATTATGAGTAATACCAACGCAGATCTTGACGCCATTGTCATGATAGAAAAAGATTTCATTGCTCAGTTTCCTGGATTTATTCCACCGGAATTCTGTGAAATGCTGATTGAGAATTTTGAACATAACAAATCAATGCAAAAAGTTATATATTCTGCAAAAGATAATATTAAACAACGACTGCCGTTGCTGAGAGAAGATTCGGCATGGTTTTTAAATTATCATGATAAACATGCGGCAAATGTTGTAAACTGGTTGTGGGTTGCATTAGACAAGTATGTTGAGAAATATCAACAACTTGCAGAAATACCATTGTGGCCCAGCGAATTGAAATTGCAATGTACAGAACCCAGCGGCGGATTTCACACGTGGCATTATGAAAGCAGTAATTTTAATATGTCACAACGAGAACTAGTTTGGATGTTTTACTTGAATGATGTGCCAGACGGCGAAGGCGAAACTGAATTTTTATATCAAAAAACAAGAGTTAAACCAACAGTTGGAACGCTGGTAATTTGGCCTGCAGGTATGACACATGTGCATCGAGGTAATACAATGTTTACACAGAACAAATATATACTAACTGGTTGGTTTATCAAAATTCCTCGGTAATATGAAAACTGTATATTATTCTGCATCGGTGCCTCCAGAGCTATACGGCAATGATTTTATGCTGTATCAAGAACCTGATAGCTTGTACAAAGAATTACTAGCCAATAAAAATAAAGAAAATACACATAACAATTACATGGATTGTCCAGCATTTTTAAAATCAGTGCAAAATACATTTGTAGTACGTTGTCCGTGGACTAGCAAACTTACAGTGGATTATTCAAATGGAACTTTTGTAAATGAACAAGGTCAACGGGATGAAATTGCCGAGCATTTTACTCCTAAGCCTACTTCACGTACCAATCCAATGTTTAATGTTTATCACAATTTTTTATTCTTTTGTGAGGACGATTTAGAAATAACAACTAGTCCTGCGTTTTTACATAACACTGAATTTCAATCTAATTGTACATATATTCCAGGAACATTTAATATTTCAAAGTGGTTTAGACCCATAGAAGGAGCATTTGAAATGAAACACAGATTTCAAACTCTTGACATTGCAATGGGTGATCCGTTATACTATATAAAATTTAATACTACAGATTCTATTAAGTTAGTACGATTTGAGTTAACGCCGGAATTATGGAATATGACACAGGGATGTGTTAACCATAAAAAATATCAACCTAACAAATCTCTTGTTTATTTGTATAAGTTGTTTTTTCATTCAGGAAGACAACGACAAGTACTGAAGAAAATTAAAGAAAATATAATATGAAAAAAACACTGTACACTAATGGTGATAGTTTTGTATTTGGAATGGAAACTATTGCACCTGGCAGCAGAGATATTGCCTGTAAAGAACATTCATTTGCCAAGCATCTAAGCAGGCAGTTAAACTGTGAAACTTATATCAATAATTCATATAATGGTTCAAGTAACGATCATATTTTTAAAAGAACAATTTTTGATCTCAATGAATTAGAAAAACAAGGTCATGATCCTAAGGATACATTTGTCTTAATAGGTTGGAGCTCATTGTCTAGAATTGAAATATCAGGAGAAGCCTGGCTTAGTAAAATTCCAAATTGGAAAGAAGTTGTAAATGATTTTCAATCTAAAAAACACCCATCTTATCCTATAGAATTTGAAGATTTTGGTGTAATATTTTGTAACCCACACTCGGGAATAACATTAACTGTGGGGGGACAAGTTATCGATACGGATAACAGTGTAGTGCCATGGGCCTCCAAATACTTGTGGGATGATTGCATACAGGTTCCCAACCAAGAAGCTAGGATTATTGCACTACACGAATTGTTGGAAAATAGAGGATATGCGCATTTGTTTGTCAACACTTGTCATCCATTACTCGACACCAAAAATATAGACTTTTCCTGCAAAAACTATTATAATTTGGATACTAGTAGTTTTTATGATTATGGCTGTGAGCATTATCCTGATCAGATGCTGATAATGAATCATTTTACAGAAGTGCCACACATGTTTTATGCAGAAAAATTGTTTGAACATATTCAACAGCACAATATTTCGTAATTGCATACTGGCATTTTTTTGAACTATAAATAATTAACTACGTAGATTAAGGGATATTATGAAAAAAGTTGTGTTTATCAATGGTGGCGCAGGCCGTGTAATTGCCAGTATACCCGCTCTTGAAGAGTTGGATCGCAGAGGCGATCTGGCAGGAATCGTTTGTGAGGGCGGCTTGGAAATATTCCTTGGACATCCTACATTACAAGACAAAGCATGGGATGTGAATCACAAAGGTCTGTTTGAAAATCTCATCAAAGACAATCAGTGCGTATCAACTGAACCTTATAGAGACTACGAATACTACAATCAACGCAGTAGTTTACAACAGAGTTTCTGGTGGGAAATACTGGGCGAACGTTCGACTAAAAACAACAAACCAACACTGGTGTTGAGCAAAACTGAAGAAATGAGTGCAATGGGAATTTTATCTCAGGTGCGCCAAGCAAGTCAAAAAGAAAAAACAATTGTTATTCAGCCCTTTGGTCGTAGCAGTAACATGGGCCCAGGCATCGTGTTTGATCCCAGCAGTCGCAGTATTGAGCAAAGTACGTTTATTGAACTTGTGGGCGAATTGGCCAAGGATTACAACATGGTTTACATGGGAGAACACAAATTAGATGTGATTAATCTTCCCTTGTTCCAACCAGAAGGGCAGGTGCCATTACGTGTATGGGCCGCGGTTATTGAGTCAAGCGATTATTTTATTGGATGTGACAGTGTGGGCCAGCACATGGCTTATGCATTTGATAAACCAGGAACTGTGGTGTGCGGAAGTACGTTTCCAATCAACACCACATACCCAGAACATTTCAACATTGTAGAAAAGAAGAATGTGGAGCGTGTGTACAGCCCAATCAGGATTGCTGGATTTGCCAGCGAAGAAGCAGATAGATTAAACGATACAATTATGGATTTTAGCAAGGATGAGCTCAAAGCAATCATTGCTAATATCCGTGCCCATATCAAGAAAACAGTCAAATAAGGAATATCATGTATCTTTTAGGAATCAATATTGGTCACAACGGTAGTACAGCACTGTATAAAGACAGCGAATTAATTTTTTATGTGGAAGAAGAGCGTTTAACACGAGTTAAATATGATGGCAATCCGTTTGCTGGTATTGATCTTGCTTTTACATACACAGATCATGTGGATTTCTTAATTATTTGTTCGACATCTAATGATTTTCCAATGACTCCGTGGAATCAAGAAGATGTGTATACTGCTGTGGTTCGTAAAAAACAACCAGGAATTCCATTCCAAACAGTGCCTGCCGGCGACATACACCATATGACACATGCACTTACTGCATTTTATAACAGTGGATTTGACGAAGCAGCCGCATTGGTGATTGATGGTGCAGGTAGCGGTTGTAGTGATCCAGAATTTAAAAAGATGACATGGGAAGTTGAGTCAATTTGGTCTGTGGGATACCCAGCAAATGTTGAGTGTCATTACAAACAATATGGTGCAAATCATGCTGATAATTTTGCAATAGAAGAAAATGGACATCAGTCTGAAATTTCAGATAGTCACGGTCTTACCAAAGCATACGAAGCAGTAACTCAATTTCTTGGATTCCATCCTATCGAGGCAGGCAAGACCATGGGTCTCGCTCCCTACGGTAAACCCAATGATTCTATCCGAATCAACGATGGCAGATTCAACAATAGGTCATTTATTAAACCACGATTTCCAGCAGGCAACTTTGTCCGCGCAGATTTGAATCCAGAATTAATGGAGTTGAATGATAAAAAAGAATGGCACAATGACGAATCTCTAGTGGGCGACTATCGTAAAGACATTGCCTATGCTGTGCAAAAAGCCGCAGAAGAACGTGTGTTTGGATTAATTCGCAAAACCATCGAACTTACTGGCAAGAAGAAAATTGTCATGGCCGGCGGCTTTGGTTTAAATTGCGTGGCCAACTATGAATACTTGAAAGAATTCCCGGATGTTGAATTCTATCATGAGCCAATTAGTCACGATGGCGGCAATGCCATGGGCGTGTGTCAACATGTTTATAGATCCGTAAGCGAAGATGCAACACCAGCACCACTAACTTCATTGTATATTGGCCCAGTTGACGAAAAAAGATACGAAGATATAGACTACACTGGCTTTTTAGAACAAACAACTACCAGTGCAGAAGTCGCACAATTAATTGCAGATGGCAATATTGTTACACTGTATCAAGGCCGCAGTGAAGCTGGTCCACGTGCATTGGGTAATCGCAGTATTTTGTTTGACCCAACAGTTCAAGATGGCAAAGCCATTGTTAACGAAGTTAAACGCCGCGAATGGTTCCGTCCATTTGCAGGTTCTGTTATGGCTGAACATGCTAGCGACTGGTTTGACTTTAGAACACGTACAGACAGTCCGTTTATGATGTATGCGGTGGATGTTAAAGAAGATAAGCAAGCATTGATTCCTGCAATTACACACGTTGACGGTACATGTAGAATTCAAACTGTAACTAAAGAACAAAATTCTCACTACTATGATTTGATCAGTGAGTTCAACAAGATTAAAAATGTTCCTATTTTGTTCAATACCAGTTTTAATCTTGCAGGCGATCCACTAGTAGAAACAGTCAAACAAGCATTGGAAACGTTGGCTAAGTCAGATTTGAAGTATATGTGGCTTCCAGAATTAGGTAAACTGATTACTAAAAAAGGTGATTTCGAAGAAGTATAAAAAAAGGAGCGTTAAGCTCCTTTTTTATATTGAATTAGCAAACTCCAACAAACTGCCAAACTCTTTGACTTTTATTTGATGTGTTAGTTCAAATGCTTTGGTTTTTGTAC